AACATTTCATTTCTTGTCATTATTCCTAAAAATTCGGCATGATTTCCAAGTTCCATATAATCATTTGGAGCTGGTGTTGCTGTACATGCTAATCTAAAAGGACAATGTGAAAAGTTTTCAATTATTTGATTTCTTATTTTTCCAGTAAAACTCTTTAATATTGAACTTTCATCTAAAACTATTCCACTAAATTCATTGGCTACAAACTTATCTAATTTTTCATAATTAGTTATATTTATTCCAGGAACTACATCCGATTGACTTTCACATATATTTACATCAATACCAAATGTTTTCCCCTCCATTTTTGTTTGTGTTGATACAGCTAATGGAGCAAGAATTAAAACATTTTTTCCAGTATGTTCATACACTTTATTAGCCCATTCAAGTTGCATAATAGTTTTACCTAAACCACAATCTGCAAATATTGCTGCTTTTCCTTTTTTTAATGCCCATCTAACTATATCTTTTTGAAATTCATATAAATTTTTATTTAGTTCTTTTTTACTAATATCAAACCCACTACTTATAATTGATGTGGATTTGTTAAAAATAAAATTTTCATATTCTTGCATTGTCATCTCCTTTTATGGTACAATTTAAGAAAATAGAGTTATCTATTTTCTTTTAACCTAAACATCTAATAAACTTTGGTCGGTGCTATTAGATGTTTTTATTTTTTTATAACTTTTCCCTGCTAAAAAGTTCAACCAATGTGGTTTTATTATTAAATATTTCCCCCTTTCCTTTTCTTGATCTTTTATATAGATACAACCTGGAACTTCATTAGCTTGAATTAAACTATAAATATCATCTTTATTTAATTCTCCATTTGATAAAGCAACAGCCTCTTCTACACTGATTTTATAATCTCCCATTTAATCACCTTTTTCTAAAAGTTCTAATACAAATTTGCAAGTATCAACTACACCTTGATAATATCTAACCATTGCATAAGCATGTCCTTCAGCAACTGGTCTATTTTCTTTTCCTATTTTGTAATATTCTTCATTTGCTTCTTTTAAATTTTCTTTTGCTAGGTTTAGTTTAATTTCAATTCTTTCTTTTCCTGTCATAAATATCACATCCATTCTAATAATTTATCAAATGGATAGTTAAGACATAACCATAAAATCTTAAATACCCATTTAATTTTATGTTTAATTACATCTCTCATATTTACTTTTGCAAATTTTTTATTTTCTTTTATTTCCATTTATAGCCTCCATTTCTATGTACTTTTGGATAACTTCAATAGCATCTATTAACTTTATATCTTTAGGAAAAATTATTACATTTACCCATTTTTGAAATACTTTACAGTGTATTTTTCTTCATCTCCTTTCTTTACCTCAAAAATTTATTAATAAAATATACTTGCCCTTTTCCAGTAATCTTTGGAGTTTTATTTATTGAAATATGCCCATCAGAATGAGTTACTGCTGTTTCTTTTATTTCAAATAATTCAAGTTCCATTGATTTTTGAGTCGGCATATTGTAATCAGATCCTTGTCTTTTTATTAAATATCCATTCTCTCTCATCCATTCAAATAATCTCTTTTGTCCTATATCAATTCCATTTTGTTTTATTATTTTTGCTAAATCTCCAACTAATATTGAAGTTTTAGAAGTTGTTACTGATTCTGCAAACAGTACTTTTGGCTTATCTTCTTTTACTTTATTTTCAAGTAATTCAATCTTTTTTGTATAATCTTCTATCATATGTGATTGAATTTGATTAGCCCTTGCTAATATCATCTCTGGACTATTCCAAGCCTCTTCACATTTTATAAAATATATTCTTGCTTGTTTTCCTTTTCTGTTTCTTTGCAACATTGATATTTCTTTTGCCATATTCAGTGTCATTAAATGATCTGTACTTTTTCTTATACCACCAAAGGCTGTATCGTCTTCGTCATTTTTGACGATTACCATAAAATCTACATTTTCAATGAACCCATAGTTAGTCATTCTACTAAACCACTTCATGTATTCAGTTCCTATTTCTAAAAACTTATGCAATTCTCTCCCACTAACCAATTGTTGATTATTTTTAATTTCTATTTTTATTAATTCATCCATTCAATCACTCCTTTATTTTTTATTTTTGTCCCTACTTTTATATCTTTTCTTTATTATTTTTCTATATCCTCCACCTCCTTATTTTGTGCTATAATCATCTAAAACTGTAAAAATTATGCTTAAGAAATTTCATCAAGAGCTTTTAAAAGATTAGTACCTATTGTTTTAGATATTTCTTGTTCCAACTCTTTAATTTGAGTTTGAGATTCCTTTTTTATTTGTTTTCTTATGTATTTTTTATATTTTCTTGATTTTTGTTTCATATACCACCTTTCCTTTTTTATTAGTAATAGCATTATTTAAGAATTGAAATTAAAATAGCAGTAGCTAAAACTGAAATAGTTATAGTATTTACAAAAATTATTGCTGATAAGCGTTTTAATTCTTTTTTCATATCTGTTACTTCTATTTTTAATTCCATTTCATTTAATTGACTTCTTTTTTTAATTTCTTCAATAAGTTTTTCGTCCATACTCCTCCTTTTTATATTTATTAAATTTATAATTTTTACTTATTTTTCATATATCATCCCCCTTTTTAAAAAGTTTACTCTAACGTCAACAAAATATTTAAAAAAAATAATTATCTGATGATAGGTTATATTTCTCACATAAATATCTAATCTCTCTTGTTGTAAAATCTTTTCCATTTTTACGATTTATTTTTTGACTAAAAGTACTTTCTGTAATCTTTAAATCTTTTGCTACATCTTTAAATTTTATTCCATTTTGAGTAAAAAATGCTTTTAATTTAAAATTTCTCATAAATACCTCCTTTTAAAAAGTTTACTCTAACGTCAACAAAATTATAATAACATTCTTTGATTTAAAAGTCAACATTTTTTTTATAAAAATAAAAAAGTTGTCTTTAATGAAAAAATATGTTATACTTTTTTTAGATTAAGAAGGTGATAATATGAATTTAGGATCAAAATTAAAAAAATTAAGAATTGATAAAGGTTTGACTATGGAACAACTTTCAGAAATTTTTAATAAAAATTATAATGCTAATATTAGCAAAAGTATGATTTCACGTTGGGAAAATAACAAAAGAATCATATCGACCCCAAATGCAAGTTTATATTGTAAATATTTTAATATTTCATTAGATTATATTTTCAATGGAATAAATACAATTGAGACCATTTTAGATTTAGAAGAAAATCAGAAACTTAATAAAAATAATACAAAAAAATTAATGAAATTTATACCTCCTTCATCTGATGTATATTATCAAGATTTTAATGAAAATATTTTAAGTCTGGTAGAATTTTCAGAAATAGGAATTTCACAAATTAGAGAAATAATTAACTCACTATGTAAGAAACAAAATATAAATTTAAAAGATATTATGTACATAGTTGGAATCAAAGATAACTCAGAAGATGCACACATTAAACTTAATAATCTATTAAAAATTGCAAAATATTTTGGAATTATGCCTTATTTTAAATTATTAGTAGATTTTTCAGATAAAATAGAAATTTTAGAAAAACAAAAAAAAATACTTTCTAAGACTAATAGTTTAACTATTGACGAACTTAAACTATTAGATGATATGGTTGAAAACTTAATAAAAATAAAAAATAATAAAGAAATATAAAAAGTATTTTAAAAGGAGATGGGGTTTATGGATTTAAAAGACAATATTGAAGAGTTATCTAAAAAAATTGAGAAGTACAAAGACAGAGTAACCAATGAAGAAATGACTAAAACAGTTTTTGTTTTACCTTTCTTTGATATGTTAGGTTATGATACTAGAAATCCTTTTGAATTTCATGCAGAATTTACAGCAGATATTGCAGATGCAAAAGGTGAAAAAGTTGATTATGCAATTTTAATTGATGATATTCCAAGAATATTAGTGGAATGTAAAGATTGTAATAATACACTTGAAAATTGTGATAAACAATTAACTCGTTATTTTAATGTTACACCAGCTAAAATTGGAGTTTTAACAAATGGTATTGTTTATAAATTTTATACTGATTTAGAAAAGCCTAATATGATGGATGAAAAGCCATTTTTAGAAATAAATCTTTTAAAAATTAAAGATTATCAAATAAACGAATTAAAAAAATTTGCTAGAAATACATTTGATTTAGATAATATTTTAAATAGTGCTGAGGAACTAAAATATTCAAATGCTATTAAAAAACTTTTAAAATCTGAGTTTGATAATCCAACTGAAAACTTTATATCTTATATTTTAAATGAAATATATGATGGCGTTAAAACTCAAAAAGTAAAAGATAGATTTACTGATACTATTAAAAAATCCATAAATGAATTTTTAAATGATATTGTTAGAACTAAATTAGAGGGAGCTTTGGAAGTGAATAAAGCTGTTGAAAAGCAAATTGAGGCTCCTCAAGAAATGATTGAAGAAATAACAGAAGTTGAAGCTGGTCCTATAACTACTGATGAAGAATTACAAGGTTTTTCAGTAGTAAAAGCATTATTATATGGAACAATAGAACTTGACAGAATAACATATAGAGATACTTTAAATTATTTTTCTGTAACTATTGATGATAAGGTTACAAAATGGATTTGTAGATTATATTTCAATGGTTCTACTAAATTTATTAGATTTCCTGAAATTGATGAAGAAGGAAATAAAACTGATAGAGGTCCTAAAATTGCAATAAATTCTATAAATGATTTATATAATTTTAAAGACAAACTAATTGAATCAGTTAAAATGTATGATTAAATTACTATAAAAAATAAAAAGCCCCACAAGGTGCTGGGAACACCTAGCAGGGTTTTTAAGAGTGTGATACTCTTTGTAATTCAGATATTAAAATTATATCACACTCATTTTTATTATGCAAATAAAGGAGTGTGATTTTTTATGAGAGCAGCAAACGGAATGGGAACTGTTTCAAAACTTTCAGGAAAAAGAAGAAAACCCTGGTTATTAAGAGATAACAAAAAATTTAATGAAAAAACTGGAAAATATGAAAGATTGCCTCTTGGAGTATTTGAAACTAAAAAAGAGGCAGAAACTTACAGAATAGCATATTTTACAAATAATCTTGATATGATAAAAGATACAGGTATTAAGATACACAAGAAAAAAGAAAAAGGCATTACTTTTGAACAAGTCTATAATTTATGGTTAAAAAATAAGGATGTGAATGATGGAACTTTAACAAATTATGAAACGCAATTTAAAAGAAGTAAAAAGTTGCATAAAATGGAAATAAATAAAATAAATGGTATTTTACTTCAAGATATTTTTTATAGTTTAAATCTGACTAACAGCACTTTAAGAGTTTTAAAAAGTTTCTGGAGTATGATATTTGATTTTGCAATATTAAATGATATGTGTAGCAAGAATTATGCTAAGTATTTAAAGACTAAGACTGTTGAAAAAGGTAAAAAGACAAGCGATAGAGAAAGAGTTATTACTTATGAAGAATTACAAACTTTATGGGATAACTTAAATAATCATGAAACTGATAAATATAGAATAATAGATATGGTCTTAATCTTATGTTATACAGGCTTGAGAATTAGTGAACTATTAAGAGTTAAAAGAAAAGATATATTTCTAAAAGATTATTATTTTGAAGTAGAAAAGTCCAAGAGCAAAGCTGGAGTTAGAAAAGTCCCTATTGCAGATAAAATCATAGAACTTTTTAGAGGTAGGTATTTTAGTAAGGATAAGTTTTTATGGCAAAGATATGATGGTTTAGAGTATGATTATGATTCTTTTGATAATCATTTTAGAATATTATTTAGAGATTTAGGCTTATCTTATCATAGTTTACATGATACTAGGCATACATTTGCAACACTTCTATCAGATAATGTTGCAGATAAAGATGCAATTATAAAAATGATAGGACATTCTAACTATAAAATTACTTCTGATGTCTATGTGCATAAGAATATCCAAAAATTGAAAGAGGCAGTGGATGAAATAAAATAATTTAATGTTATCTAACATTCGTTATTTTATTTTGCTTTGTTACCATTTTGATACCACCTAATTCAAGTTAAGTCAATTTATTCTACGCTTAATTTTTGAATTAATGGTATATTGAGTAGTTAAAAAATCAAAATCTAATTATAGTTTAATTTCTACAAAAAAGCCCGAACTTGAAAAAAGTTGAGGGCTTTTTTGTATTCTTATACTTTTTTGTTGATAATTTGTTGATAGTCAATTTAGTTTTAATAATAAAAATCCTAATAACTTCTTTGGTTACTAGGATTTCTTTAATTTCTATATTTGATTAATTGCTTTTTTCATATCATCATAATTCTTATGTACATAAATTATTGTATTGTTAACTAATTATTTTATAATTTCTAATTTTGCATCCATTCTAGTATATTTTTTTAATTTTTCTTCAATTTCCTTTTTATATTTTTCTTCAATTTTCAAAGTGTTTTCAATATTTTTTATATTTAATTCTTCTAAATTGTTCTCTTGGTTCCATTTTTCAGAATTAAAGCAATCATTTAAAAAATTATTAATAGGTATTTCTTCATGAAAACATTTTTTTATTATATCATCCTTAATATCAGATAATTTTTCACTACAAAATTTATTTTTTTCATAATTTAGATAATCAAAAATTTTTATAAGATTTATTATTACTATAGGAAGTCTAAGTCTTCTTGGAATATGTTTTTTCTCTTCTCTTCTTTCTTTATACCCAATATTAGATAGGTTAAGAACAATAGCTATTGCTTTAAAAATTATTAACCCTAAATGCTCTAACGATAAAATAATACTTTCTTTAACTAAATTATTTAAGAAAATAACAGTATTAGGATGGGCACGCAGTTCTAAGATTTTTGTTGTTGCAAAATCATCTGCATTCCATTCTAATATTTTTAAATCTTCATCAGTATATTGTTCATTTTCTAAAAATAAAAGATGTCCATTATATATATGTCCTAATTCATGAAAAATTAAAAATTTACATGATATTTCAATCATAAAATTCATAAGAATATTTGCTTTACTCTTCTCATAATTTTCTTGGAGGCTAATCATTTTATAAAACTTTTCATTTTTTTTATCAAATAAATGAGTGTAGTATGCTTCTATTCTTCTAAAAAAATTCAAAGAAAAATTAACTTTTCCTATATTATCTTTTTCAGTCGCATTAGTTTTCTCTAAATGTATTTCAAAAATAATATTTTTTAAATCAATTTCTTTTCTCTCTCTCTCTTTAAGATATTTAAAATATACAAGTTACAATGTGAAAAACATTCATTTAAAAAATCTTCTACTTTCTCTAATTCTATTGGATTCAATATTTTAAAATCTGGTAACATCTATATTTTCTCCTTTTAATTGATAACTATTTTATAAAATTATATTTCTTTTCAAGCCACAATGAAAAAGTTGCTTCTTCAATATTAACTGATAAATATAAGAAATGATTAAAGTTCTTACATAATGGTTTCTTAAAATTATTTAAATAAAATTTTTTCCCAGAAACACTTATTTGATAAAAATTTCTCTGATAATTTTCATTTTTATTAAAACATTTTGAATTATCTGTATAAATATCAACATCTTGATTTTGAATACCATCATTTTGAAATGCTTCTAAAATAATATCTGTTATAGTATTATCAGTACCTATTTCTTTTAAATATTTTTCTATAATTACAACTAT